GGCCAGTATGCTGACGACGACAGAGAAAAACAACACTATCGTCAACTCAAAGACTGGGCAGCTAAAAAAAGCGAGTCCACAGGCAAGAAATGGGAAGTAAATGTAACTGGCGCACCTGCCACAGAAAGCATACAAAGAACACAAGGAGAAAGTATGAGTAATTTAAGAGAAGGCGAAGTACAACAGGCTTCCGCTATTGTAACTGCAAAGACCATGGTTGATAGAGTCAGCCGTTGGATTGAAGAACTTTCAAGCATGGAAAACGATACACTGTTACAACTAGGTGATTCAATCCGTGATGAAATGGGACAAGAACAAGCCAAGGCATTTATTAGCTCAGTGGCTCCTGCGATCCAACAAGCACTGGAAAATTTAAAATCCACACGCGAAACAATGGCCACTGGTGTTCGTCAACTAACCGGCGAAGAGCAAGGCGCAGAAATGCTAGGCGGCGAGCCAGCTGGTATGGGTGGTGATGAAATGGGACCAGCAGAGCCAGACGCAATGAACATGGGCGGCGACATGGGCGGTGAAGATGAGTTTGCCGCAGCAGAACCAGCAGCAGGTGGACTAGGTGATGCAGGCCGTGAGCAGCGCGAAAGCATCAACCGCAGCAGCAGCCTACTCAAAGTATTGGCAGGTTAATGCGACTCGGTGAAATTACCTCTGCCAAAGAACAGCAGCAGTTAGACGAGATTCTACCTGCACTGGGCGCAGTTGCCGGTGGCGTTGGCAAAGCAGTCGGGGCAGTCGGTAATGTTGCTGGTAAAATCGGCGGCGCTGTTAAAGGAGTTGCAGGTGCAGTGTCACAGGGAGCTAAAGCAGTAGGCAATGTAGCATCACAGGGAATGAATGCCTTGGGACAAGCTGCACAAGCAGGCGGTATGGGCGGCGGTCAAGCAGATCCTGCTGCTCAGGCTCAAGAGGTAGCTGCCGCTAAAAAAGAAGTGCAGGATCAAATCAAGGCCAAGCAACAAGAACTGCAACAACTACAACAACAACTGGCACAGATAAAATGAGATTTTTTGAATTTGTAGACACCGATGTTAACCTTGATAAGTTTGTGATGATACTCAAAAACTTTGTAGGTAGGTCAGCTTCTAAAAAACAGGCGGCCAAGTTGAATTGGAAGAGCTTACAGCAGATAGCAGACCGCAGCGGATTTGAAATGGGCGCTGACTATGAAACTTTCAAAAGCATCTACGACTCTAGTCCAATCGTTCAGAGTCTGGTAAAAAACTTCAATGCAGACGGCATTGAACTAAACGTGCCAGGCACTGACAAAGACAACCAAACTCCTGTTAAACAGGGCGAGACTAGTCAAGATGCAGTGGACAAAATGGCAGCATCTGCTGCTCCACAACAATTAGCAGCTCAGGCTTGACAACTTGATTTAAATCCTGTAATATATACAGGATGACTACAATTTTTACTCCCCCACCGTTCATTGAACGTATCCAATACAAAAACTGCAAACAGGTCAACGATCCTGTTACACGCAAACGGGTGTATCTAACACCCGACGGCGAAAGTCTTCCCAGTGTGACAACCATCCTGTCAGCCACCAAGGACATGACACATTTGAACGAATGGCGAGATAGGATCGGACATGCCAAGGCACAACAAATCACCACAGAAGCTGCAGGAGTAGGCACAGCCATGCATGCCAACCTAGAACGATTTGTTGTTGGTGAACAACGACAGCCTGGTAACGCACCTGTGCATGTTCAGGCCAACAAAATGGCCGATGTCATTATCGAGAACGGTCTCAGCAAAGTCAGTGAAGTATGGGCCATGGAGCAAAGTCTATACTTTCCGGGCCTGTTCTCAGGTACCACTGACCTAGTGGGGGTACATGATGGTGAACCCGCAGTGATGGATCACAAGCAGACCAACAAACCCAAGAAAGCAGAATGGGTAGACGATTACTATCTACAACTAATGGCCTATATATTAGCACATAATGAAGTCTACGGCACAGACATCAAGAAAGGTGTTATCTTTATGTGCAGTCGTGCTTTTGAATATCAACAGTTTACACTAGAACCCAAAGACTTTAACAAGTGGCAGGACGCCTGGTTGGCTAAAGTGGAAGAGTATTACTCACTGTGATAAGCTAAATACTAGAAATAGAAGTTTCTAGGAGAAATATCGTGGCAGTGGTCCAAATCTCAAAAATCCAGGTCAGAAGAGGCCAAAAAAACTCCAACAGTGGCATTCCGCAACTAAGCTCTGCTGAATTTGCATGGGCAGTAGATTCTCAAGAATTGTTCATAGGCAACGGCAGCGTGTTAGAAGGTGCTCCGTATGTGGGCAATACCAAAGTACTCACAGAACACGATAACATACTAGAACTAGCATCTAGCTATCAGTTTGCTAGCGATGACACAGCTATCTCTCTCAGCGTGTCAAGAAGTCTACAGAGCAAAGAAGATGAAACTGTCAGCGTGGCAGACTTTGGTGCTGTAGGAGATGGAAGCACTGACTGTGTGGCAGCATTTGAAACTGCTTTCACAGAACTATTTAGAAACGCCAATGAAGATTACAAAAAAGAATTATTAATACCCAACGGCGAGTACCTGTTTACTACTGACTTGGCTGTGCCTAGTGGTGTAATTCTCCGTGGTGAAACACAGTTAGGTGCTGTGTTGAATATTGGAGACAACAACATTCGATTAATAACCAGCCAAGGACTTGAGCTGGGAGATTTTAATAGTACCAATCGCCCGCAGAATCTGCAATGGAGCAATTTTACTATTAAACGTACCACTGGAACACTAACATTGTCTGGACTAGCAGAGTCTAGATTTCAAGATGTGAGATTCCTCGGCGAATATAATTTAGGCAACGCAGTGACACTGGCTACCGTGCCTGCTGCGGTATTTTGGCAGAACACTGTGGTTGGTACTAGAGCACACAACCTTGTGTTTGACAACTGCGTGTTCGAACAAAACGCTGTGTCAGCAAAGTGTTTACAAAGTGATGTATTTGACACAGCGGTAAGATTCCAAGACTGCAAATTTTTTGTCAATGACACAGCTATCTATATTGATGGCGTCGATACTCAAGGCAACCGTTGGCAGATCAATGACTGTGAATTTGAAGAGGTTGCCAACCAAGCATTCAGATCAACCGCGGGTCGTGGCACATTGATACAGAGATCAAAATTCAAATCTGTAGGTAATGGCGTAAGCACCAGTGCTAGCCCCAACGACTATATGGTGTACTTTGGTGAAAAGGTAGGCAACGTATTAGTTGACTGTATCAGCGATCGTCAACAAGCAGCCACTGTGATATCTAGCACAGCCGCTTTCTCAGAAGTATATAATGCTGCGGGTGTGACCTTGGTTGACAAGAATTATGCTCCGATATATCTGTCTGACAGCTTTTCACCTTTGGCAGCATTTTCTGCACAAAATAAATTTACTGTGATTAACTATTGTCTTAAACTAGGTGAGCATACTAGATACGGCACAGCGACTATCATCATCGGTGATGACCTCAGTCCTGAAAGCCACGGCAGCGATGTCTCAATCACAGATAATTTCTCATATTCACCCAATACACTTACATCACCAGGAGGAAGCACAATGAGTAATTTTGAATTCAGCGTGTCTAAGAGCAGCAACACTGTCTTAGACGATTCAACCGCAGCGGTAATAGATACTGTGATGTTGACCTATAAAAATCCTCTTGCCACCGGTATAACCGGGTCCATATCCTATGATGTGGCCTACGGTGTTTGATGAGTATGGAACCAAAAGACTAGCAGCTTGGAGACAGTTTAGAGAAAGTTTGGAAACAAGTCCAACCCCATTGGAAGATGTTGCTGAACTTTGGCGTCATGCACCTTTTGTAAGTCCATATTTAGATCCACAACTCCCCACAGAATGGCCCGATCCCTGGCATCTCATGCTGGATCTTAGGCTAGATGATCTTGCATTGGTGCTAGGAATGCTGTATACTATTAAATTAACACAGCGGTTTATTGATACCAAATGCGAGATACATATGTCTATGTGCTCGCAAAAGAAACAACACCAATACATGTTAGTAGTCGGAGACGAACAGGTTCTTAATCTCGAATATGGCACAGTAGTAAGCGTAGAACAACTCAAAGACTTTGATACCAAGACAATATATGCAGTTAGTAAATTGCAATAAATATCACACAACAATAAACAGAGAACGATAAATGAGCATCACAGTTATTAAAAGAAACGGCAACAAGGAACCACTGGCAGTAGAAAAATGGCAAGCGCAGGTTGCTAAAGTTTGTCAAGGCATTGCCGATGTCAGTCAGTCAATGATAGAGATCAAAGCGCAACCGCACTTTTATGATGGCATCACCACAGAAGCCATAGACGGACTCACATTAAGAGCCATAGTGGATTTGATTGATGTTGAATCAAATCCAGATGTAGGTAATACTAATTATCAATTTGTGGCGGGTAAACAAAGACTCAGCATGTTGAGGAAAGATGTTTACGGCAGCTATACTCCTCCCCACCTCTATGACATTGTCAAGAAGAATGTGTCTGTGGGACTCTATACCAACGAATTGTTAGAATGGTATAGTGAAGATGATTGGAACCGCATGCATGAAATGTTGGACCACGCCAAGGATGAAGAATACTCCTATGCTGCTATTGAACAGTTGATTGAAAAATATCTAGTAAAGAATCGTGCCACTAAAGAAATCTACGAAACACCACAGATTCGATACATGATAGCAGCCGCCACTGTGTTCCACAAAGAAGAACCCAACACGGCCAGAATGAAACTAATCAAGGAATACTACAATGCAGCTTCAGACGGTTTATTTACTCTCGCTACTCCTGTTCTTGCTGGGCTTGGCACTCCCACTAAGCAGTTCAGTAGTTGTGTGCTCATTCGCAGTGATGATGATCTTGACTCCATTTTTGCTAGTGGTGAAATGATGGCCAAGTATGCCAGCAAGCGAGCTGGCATTGGTTTAGAGATTGGTCGCCTAAGGTCACTTGGTAGTCCCATCAGAGGTGGCGAAATTCAACATACAGGCATGATACCATTCCTAAAGAAATGGTTTGGCGACCTGCGTTCATGTTCACAGGGTGGCATACGCAATGCAAGTGCCACTGTGTTCTATCCCATATGGCATCTACAGTTTGACGATCTCATCGTACTTAAGAACAATCAAGGCACAGATGAAACACGAGTTCGACACATGGACTACGGTGTTGTGCTGTCAGCCTTCTTCTGGAGAAGATTCAAGAACAAAGAAGACATAACGTTCTTTGACCCCAACGAAGTACCAGACCTTTATGAAGCATTTTATAAAAACACACAGAGATTTGAAGAGCTATACGTAAAATACGAAAAACGCAAAGACTTGCGTAAGAAAACAATGAGTGCCGAAGAAGTGTTTCGGTCAGGCATTCTCAAGGAGCGTACAGACACAGGTCGCATCTATTTGGTGTTTATTGACAATGTCATGGAACAGGGTCCGTTTGATCCTGAGTATCATACCATATATCAAAGTAACCTGTGCTGTGAGATCTTACTACCAACTCGTTCATTCAAAAGACTAGACGACGAGACAGGACGCATAGCGTTATGTACACTGGGATCCATCAACTGGGGTGCGTTCCGTAACCCAGAAGACATGCGCCGTGCATGTCGCATACTACAGCGTAGCCTGTGCAACATCTTGGATTATCAAGATTTCTTGAGCATTCAAAGTAAGCTCAGCAACGATGAAATTCAACCCTTAGGCATTGGAGTGACCAACCTTGCTTATTGGCATGCAAGAAGGGGAATAAAATATGGCGACAAAGACGCACTGGCAGAAGTTAAAGTTTGGATGGAGCATCAAGCCTTTTACCTTACAGAAGCCACGGTCGAAATGGCGAAAGAAAGAGGACGTTGCAAAGATTCCGATCACACCAGATACGGCAAGGGAGAGTTCCCTTGGGAAAGAAGAGCCAGAGGAGTCAACGAGCTCACTGACTTTGCCCCAGAGCTTGACTGGGAACCACTACGACAAGAAATGATACTGCACGGTGTGCGAAATGCCACACTAATGGCCATCGCACCCGTGGAGTCTAGTTCAGTGGTTATCAACTCAACCAACGGAATCGAAATGCCTATGAGTTTGATATCTACCAAAGAATCAAAGGCAGGATCATTCACGCAGGTGGTTCCGGAATACAATAGATTGAAACACAAGTATCAGATGATGTGGGACCAACGTGACTGTGACGGCTATTTGAAAACTGCTGCGGTGTTGGCTGCATACGTGGATCAAAGTATCAGCACCAATACCTTTTACAATCCAGCACATTTTCCAGATCGCAAAGTGCCCACTACATTGATTGCCAAGAACTTGATGCAGGCACACGTATGGGGATTGAAAACATTCTACTACAGCTTGATCAACAAGGCTGGCAGTAGACAAGAACAAAGAACACCAGAAGTACACTACAACGGATTCCACAACGAACGTGAAGTTATAGAAGAAGACGAAGACTGCGAGGCATGTAAACTATAATGTTAGAAACTTGTTGTGATATTTTAGTAGACGCTTACAAGCGTAATTGGATTACCAGCCGTGATGGTAACATTTCTATACGTCATCATGACCGTGATCATTTTTATGTAACACCCAGTGGTGTTCGTAAACAGAACATGCAACCAGAAATGTTTAAGAAGATCAAAATCTGGAGAAGCATTAACAGCGGTAATGGTAGCAGTGTTTTTGATCACACATGGGCGGTTATTGAACAAACAGATTTGTCATGTAGTTTAGAACCCACAGGTGAAATGCCTTTGCACTTCGGACTACAAAAAGAAATGGGCCAGCACAAAGACGATGTCCGTGTGGTAGTTCATGTTCATCCAACTTACTGTATTGCGGCCATGCATGCCGGTATTGACTTAGCAACTGTTAGTGATTCATTTCCAGAACTCAATCGCTACACAAAGGTAGCACACAATGTAGGAGATGTTGCTCCTATCAGCGAAGAATTAGGAGAAGCGTGTCATCGTAATTTAGGTCTGGATCGTGACGGTAATATCAAGTTTGATATAGTAGGAATCAAAGGACACGGTGTAGTAGCCATTGGCAATACTCCATGGCGAGCATACGAACATATTGAAAGATTAGAACACATTTGCAAGATAGTACTTGCTTCAGGAAAATATTAAAATGAGTAAAGCACAATATAATTTAAACACAAAGACAGACTATCTTAATCGTAAGATGTTTCTAGACCCAGCAGGTCCGGTTACTATACAACGGTTTGAAGAAGTCAAGTATAAAAAAATTGCAGACTTTGAAGCTACTGCTCGTGGTTTCTTTTGGCAACCAGAAGAGATTAGTTTAACTAAAGATTCAAATGATTTCAAAGACGCAAGCGATGCTGTGAAACACATCTTTACCAGCAACCTACTACGTCAAACCGCATTGGATAGTTTGCAAGGGCGTGGACCAAGTCAAATCTTTATGCCTGTAATCAGTTTGCCAGAACTAGAAGCATTAGTATACAACTGGACATTCTTTGAAACAAATATTCATTCAAAAAGCTACAGTCATATTATCCGCAACATCTACAATGTGCCCAAGGATGTGTTCAACACCATCCATGACACCAAAGAAATTGTAGACATGGCTTCCAGTGTAGGCAGCTATTACGAAGACTTACATAGAATTAACTGCATGAAAGAAATGGACGGGTCAGTTAATGAAAAAGCACATATTCGAGCAGTTTGGATGGCTCTACATGCTAGCTATGCTCTAGAAGCATTCCGCTTTATGGTATCATTTGCCACAAGCCTGGCCATGGTAGAGAACAAGATCTTCATGGGCAATGGAAACATTATCCAATTGATCCTACAAGACGAATTGCTGCATAAGGGTTGGACTGCTTATTTGATTAATCAAGTGGTGAAGGAAGATAGCCGCTTCGCAGAAGCAAAAGCAGAATGTGAACAAGAAGTTTACGCATTGTATCTAGATGTGATCCGTGAAGAAAAAGAATGGGCCGACTACTTGTTTAACAAAGGGCCAGTGATTGGATTAAATGCCAACATTCTCAAAGACTTTGTGGACTACACCGCGGTAAGCGCACTCAAAGAAATTGGAATAAAATATCAGCAAGCTGCTCCGAGATCAACACCAATCCCTTGGTTTAACAAACACGTTGATACCAGCAAAAAACAAACAGCCCTACAAGAAAGCGAAAGCACCAACTATGTCATCGGTGTGATGAGCGAAAATCTTGACTATGATGCATTGCCTGCTATATAATATATGTTTAAAGCACAGTACAAACGCAACTCACCTTACGAAAGCTGGATCGTTATAGGAACTTATAACGGTGAACAAGCAGCTATTAGTGCCGCTTTACAGTATAAACGCAAAGGTGTGTTGCTGGTACGAGTCACGGACAAAAAAGGTGCTGTGATTTATTCAAATTAACAAAGGAAACACAATGACAGCTATCGTATGGAGCAAGTATAATTGCCCCTATTGTGATCAGGCCAAAGCCCTGTTAACACAAAGAGGTATTAAATACGAAGAACGTAAAATCGGTGATGGTTACAGCAGAGAAGAGCTGTTAGAAGCTGTTCCAAACGCAAGAACTGTACCACAGATTTTCTTAGATGGAAACTTGATTGGCGGATTTACAGAACTTAAAAAACATTTACAAGGATAAACATGTTAATTGACAAGGGTGTATCAGAAGGTGAAGTTATCACATTAAAGCTAACCAGCGGCGAAGAAATTGTTGCTAAATTAGTAGAAGATAGTGCTGCGTACTACAAACTAAAAAATCCACAGGTTATCGGTATGGGACCAAAAGGTCCAGGATTAATGCCCTATTTGTTTACTGTAGATCCCAACAAAGAAATCAAACTGTCTAAGACAACAGTAACAGTGGCGGAAGCCACAGACAAGGCATTTGCAGACCAATTTATCCAGTCAACTACAGGGATTGCATTGGCTTAAATAGTTCATGGCAACTACTCCAACCATTACACCAGCCAATGCGGATTCGTCCACAGTTGGCGGCCCCAATCTAGTACCTCACCAACATAATTTTAATTCTATAGTAGGATTAAGATTTGGGACTAACGGTCGTGTGGAACCAGTATATGATGCTGCCAACGTCTATGCTAATGGTCAGATTATTGCCTTGTACAATGCATCGTCTACCCCGGGTGAGTTCACTGCCACTGCTGTGCCAAAGGTCACTGTGGTATCAGCTGTGCAGAACGTTGAAGGTGATGACGACAACACCGCAGGCAAGGCTCAAGCAGACAGATTTTTAGCCGAAGGCAGGATTACCTCAGAAGAACACAAGACTCTAACTACCACTCCAGTTCCCAAGACAGAAGGAGTGAAGCCCACAGCAGCCAAAGCAGCTCAGCCCTTTACACCTGTGCCTGCCACAATAACCATGGACATGGTGTTGACACCCAAAGGTACCACACTGGCACAGATGATAAAAAATGTCACCTTCCCTAGAACCATACCACAGTTGGCAGAACATTCACCGTTGGTGGCAGGGCCTCAGGCAGTGGTTAACAATCTTGCTGCCTTGGCACAAAATGTCATAGAACCTATCAAATCCAAATATCCTTCGATGACGATAACCAACTCATACAGGCACGGTGCTACCATAGGCGGTGGTGCTCATGGCACTGGTCAGGCAGCAGATCTACAGTTCCGTGGTGTACCTGCGCACAGTTATTTCGAAATAGCCAAATGGATAGAACAGAACATCCCATATGATCAATTGTTGTTGGAATATCTACCAGGCAAGACTGTGTGGATACATCTCAGCTTTGCACTACCAGGACTGCCCTACGGTGGTATTAGTACAAGAAAATCCAAACCCGCAAACATATTAGCCACACTCAACGGAGCGGCAGGTGGTAAGTTTACTCCCAACCTACATTCTGATATCATAGTGTCCGCAGTACCTAACCGAATAGTGGCAGCTTAATATGAAAAAATTATTTTGGAAAATACTAGGATTTCTTAGTCTAGGCATGGCCTACGTTGGGTTGATCACACCCGGCATACCCTACAGCATATTTGTGGTGTTTGCGGCATACTGCTTTGCCAAAGGATCGCCTAGGATGCATGCCTGGATCTACAATCACAAACTTTTTGGGCCATTCTTAACCAATTGGGGTGAGAAGAGAGTATTCCCAAACAAGATGAAATATTTTATGTTGGCCATGATGACTAGCAGTTTGGCTATCATGTGGTTGACAAATGTGCCCGCTCGTGGTATACTATACACAGCAGCCTTTATGTGC